TGCTGTACTTTTAGTAAAATAGTATGTCTGATTTAAAAAAAGTAATACGCCAAGAATACTTAAAATGTGCTCAAGACCCAGTACACTTTATGCGTAAATACTGTTATATACAGCACCCACAACGTGGGCGTATACAGTTTAATCTATACCCATTCCAAGAAAAAGTATTAACGTTATTTCAAGAAAATCCCTATAGTGTAGTATTAAAATCTAGACAGTTAGGTATATCTACTTTAGGTGCTGGTTATTCATTATGGTTAATGACATTCCATAAGGATAAAAATATTCTTTGTATTGCAACTAAGCAAGAAACAGCTAAAAACATGGTAACAAAGGTAAAATTCATGTATGAAAACTTACCTTCATGGCTTAAAATAGATGCTCCTGAAAATAATAAATTAACTTTACGATTAGCAAATGGATCACAAATTAAAGCAACATCGGCTTCAAGTGATGCAGGTAGATCCGAAGCAGTATCTTTACTACTAATTGATGAGGCAGCTTTTATTGATAATATTGGAGAAATATGGGCCTCAGCACAACAAACATTAGCAACTGGTGGTGGTTGTATAGCATTATCTACCCCTTATGGTACTGGAAATTGGTTTCATCAAACATGGGTTAGAGCAGAAAATAGAGAAAATCAATTTTTACCTATAAAACTCCCCTGGTATGTCCACCCAGAAAGAGATCAAAAATGGAGGGATACACAAGATGAATTATTAGGTGATCCTAGAATGGCTGCACAAGAATGTGATTGTGATTTTAGTACCTCTGGTGATATTGTATTTTATCCTGAATATATAGACTTTTATGAAAAAACTTATATAAAAGATCCTATGGAAAGAAGAGGAGCAGACCAAAACTTATGGGTTTGGGAATCACCTGATTACACAAGAGATTATGTGGTAGTAGCAGACGTTGCTCGTGGAGATGGAAAAGATTATTCCGCATGTCATGTAATTGATGTAGCCAATAATGTACAAGTTGCTGAATATAAAGGACAATTAGGTACAAAAGAATACGGGCATTTATTAGTTGGTTTAGCTACTGAATATAATGAAGCAATGTTAGTAATAGAGAATGCTAATATAGGTTGGGCAACAATACAAGTTGCTTTAGATAGACAATATCCTAACCTTTACTATTCACAAAAGAGTGATTCCCCAAATGCTAGTTCGTATTTTGACAAATACCAGGACCATTCAAAAATGGTAGCCGGTTTTACAATGTCTTCTAGAACTAGACCTATGGTAATAGGTAAATTTCAGGAATATATTAGTGATAAAGGAGTAACAATACAATCAAAAAGATTGCTAGAAGAAATGAAAACCTTTATATGGAAAAATAATAGGGCAGAAGCTCAAAGTGGGTATAATGATGATTTAGTAATGTCCTTTGGTATAGCTATGTATATTAGAGATACAGCGCTAAAATTAAGACAACAAGGACTACAAGCAACTAAAAATGCTTTAGGTAATATGTCTGTAGATAGGACTTCGTACCAAGGTGGATATGGTTTTTCACAAGGCTCAGATAATCCCTATCACATAAACACACCCGATGGTAAGGAAGACATTAAATGGCTTCTTTAATAATATTTATAACAATAATAACATACTATGGCTGATAAAAGCGTATTTTCAAGACTAAAAAGATTATTTTCTACTGACGTAGTAATAAGAAATGTAGGTGGAAACCAAATAAAAGTAATTGATAGTGCTAAAATACAATCTACAGGTGAATTAGAAACTAATTCATTAATGGATAGATATAATAGGGTTTTTTCTACAAGCCCTTCTTCTTTATATGGTGCTCAATTCAATATGAATTACCAATATTTAAGACCTCAATTATATTCTGAATATGATTTAATGGATAATGATGCTATTATAGCATCTGCTCTTGATGTTTTAGCAGATGAATCAACTTTAAAAAATGATATGGGTGAAGTACTTCAAATTAGAAGTGCTAATGAAGATATCCAGAAATTGTTGTATAACCTATTTTACGATGTATTAAATGTTGAGTTTAACTTATGGATGTGGGTTAGACAAATGTGTAAATATGGTGATTTTTTCTTAAAATTAGAAATTGCTGAAAAGTATGGGGTTTACAATGTAATTCCTTATACTGCTTATCACATAGAAAGACAAGAAGGTTATAACCCACAGAATCCTTCTGCTATTAGGTTTAGATACGCTCCTGATGGAATGGATAATCTAAGTTCAGGTATGTATCCTGTACCAGGTTCAACTGCTGGGAATTTAAACGATGAACAAGGTATTTTCTTTGACAATTATGAAATGGCTCACTTTAGACTTCTTTCAGATGTTAATTATTTACCTTATGGTAGGGCTTATATTGAACCCGCTCGTAAATTATATAAACAATATGTTTTAATGGAAGATGCAATGTTAATTCATAGAATTGCTCGTGCCCCAGAAAAACGTATATTTTATATGAATGTTGGTTCTATCCCACCAAATGAAATAGATGCATTTATGCAAAAAACAATTGGTAATTTAAAACGTACACCTTTCCAAGATAATAAAACAGGAGAATACAACCTTAAATACAACATGCAAAATATGTTGGAAGATTTTTATATCCCTGTTCGTGGTAATGACCAAACAACTAAAATAGAAACCACACCAGGATTACAATATGATGGGATTGCCGATGTTGAATATTTAAGAGGTAAATTATTTGCCGCACTTAAAATTCCAAAAGCTTTCTTAGGATACGAAGAAGGAGTTGAAGGTAAAGCTACACTAGCACAACAAGATATTAGATTTGCACGCACAATTGAAAGAATACAAAGAATATTAGTTTCTGAATTAAATAAAATTGCATTAGTTCATTTATATACCCAAGGATATACTGATGAAACATTAACTAATTTTACTTTAGAAATGTCTAGTCCTTCTATTATCTTAGAACAAGAAAAAATTGAATTACTTAAATCTAAAACCGAATTAGCTGGTACTTTATTAGAACAAGGTTTAGTACCCTCTGATTGGATTTATGATCATGTTTACCATTTTAGCGAAGACCAATATGATGAATATAGAGATTTATCTAGAGAAGATGCTAAACGTAAGTTTAGAATGGCACAAATAGAAGCAGAAGGAAATGATCCTGTTGAAACTGGTAAATCATATGGTACACCTCATGATTTAGCCTCATTATATGGAAGTGGTAGAATGTACACTAACCCAGGAGCAGTACCAAAACCAGAAGAATATGCAGCTGATGATCCTAAATTAGGTAGACCAAAAGATACTAATGTAAAACGTAATACACAAGGTGATAATTTTGGGAAAGATAGATTAGGAGTTAAACGTATGAAAGATACAGATAAAAATGATTCTAATAGTATTAAAAATAAATTCAAAGGAGGAAGTCCATTAGCTTTAGAAAGTGCTCGGTCTTCATATATGAAAAATTTAAATATGTTTAAGGATTTAGATAAAAAGGTATTAATATTTGAAGAGGATAAAGACGATTCTTCATTATTAGATGAAAAACAATTAAAGAAGTAAAATACTCCACATATTTATAAATAAATATATTCTTGATGAAAATTAAACACTCAAAGTACAAAAACACAGGCATATTATTTGAACTGTTAGTACGCCAAATCACCGCTGACACACTTAAAGGTGGTAATTCACCAGCTATAGATATTTTAAAAGAATATTTCGTAAATACTTCTTTAGGTAAAGAGTATAAATTATATGAATCTATACTTAAATCTAAAGTAGTAACTGAGGGTAGGGCTACATTAGTAATTGATACTATATTAGAGGCCTCTACTAAGTTTAATAGAAAGTCTTTAAAAAAACAAAAATATAATTTGATTAATGAAATTAAAAAACATTATAATCTAGAATCCTTTTTTGGTTCTAAAATAACAAATTATAAAGAATTAGCGGCTTTATACACTTTAGTAGAAAATGTTAATTCAAAGTCTATATCTAACCCAACACAATTAGTAGATAATAAAGTAACTTTATTAGAACATTTAACTAAAAAGGAAGTTACTCAAGATTCAAAACAAACAGTAATTGAAGAATTTTCTACATATGATAGTGATATAAGAACTCTTACTTATAAGGTATTATTAGAAAAGTTTAATAATAAGTACGACATATTAACTAATGATCAAAAACAAGTACTTAAAGAATACATTAATTCAGTAGATTCAACACCAGATTTAAGAAATTTCTACAATGTTAAAATTAATGAATTAAAAAGTATTTTAGTTAAAGAAACAAAAAATATTAAAGATAAAGCTACAAAAGTTAAAATTACTGAAGTAGCTAAATTTTTAACTGAATTAAAGAAAACAGATAAAGTTGGAGATAATAATTTAGTTGATTTGTTACGTTATTACCAATTAGTAAACGAAATACAAATAGCAAATGGCGTACAAATATAAACTTAAAGAAATAGAGGTAGGTGATACTAAGGTTACTGGAGGTGTAAAATCTGTAGTTACAGATAAAGATCCCGAAACTGGTGCTATATCCTGGTCTATTGATTATGTTCCTAATTTATCTAAGCTAGTTGAAGATTCTATGGAATTAGCATCTACAGCAAAAGGTGTATATCAAAAAGCTAAAGATGATAAAAAATTCTTAGACATATACGAACAGGCAAAACAATTAAGAAATGTAATTCGTACTCATGTTAGAAATAATTACCCTTCCGATTATAAAAAAGCAATCAGAGAAGAAGATGTAGATGAAATTTCAACCTCTGGTGCCGCAGGTGCTTATAATACACCATATGCTTTTGTAAGAAAAAAATTACAACCAGGTAAAAAGAAAAAAAATAAAAAATCTAAATATAAAATGAAAATGCCATCGGGTATGGTAAGTTCTTTAGGTTATACAATGGGTGAGGGTAAATTAGGTGATGGAGCAGATTTAGGTCCTGGCCCCAAAGCAGGTCCTGATGGAGTCACTAATAGCGCTTATACAAAACAATTTAAATATAAATTAGTTCCTAAAAATAAAGATGGTACTTATGTACAAAAGGGAGCAGGAATGATAGTTAAAAAACTTTATTAATATGTATAACCGAAGTATTAATGAACAAGAATCTAAAGCAGCACAATACCAAAAAGAACGTATTGAAGCTTTTGATGTTTTAGAAAATAGATTAGATGTAGTAAAAAAATTATTACGTTTAGCAAAAATAGAAACTATAAAAGCTTACAGAGAACAACCTAATACTTTTGCTGTAATAAAACCTACAGACATAATAGGAGACTATATAAAAGATATTGAAATATTACTAGATAAATAACATTATGAAACAAACACCAAATCAATTATTCGAACAACTTTCAAAAGAATTTAGTTCTAAAAAAGATAAAGAACTAATTAATGAAGAATTAGGTCAAATAGTAACTTTAAAACCAATTAATACTATTGAGGCAAGTGCTAAAGACCCATTCTGGACTAAATTTGAAAATTTCTTAGCAGAAGGTGGTACATTAGAGCCTATTGTAAATAATGAAGATAAAGTTAAATATAATTCTAAAGAACAAGACGAAAAAGTTAAAGCTGATTCTAAATTAAAGTATGAAATGGATAGCAAATTAGCTGGGTCATACAAAATATCAGATGGTGTAGAAAATATTGATTCCCATAATTATGACTACGATCCTAAAGTAGAGAATATTAATAATGTTAATGCTCAAGAAGTATTAAGTGGTGTTCAATTAGAAATTAACTACAATAAAGA